ATGTTGAATGAGGGTCAGTAGTTGCCATCTTAATCATACCTCTAGCTATTGTAGAACACAACTCATATTCTTCTGTTGTCATCTTTGCTCTAGTATCCATGGATATACCACAAGTAAATCCAAGTTTCCAAGGTGTAACTAAAACTTTTATTGCTTTAAGCAAATCTATTGTATCTTTTTTCTTAGTCATTATAATTTAAAGTATTTATGATCATAGGGTACAACTTTCCACTCAACATATTTTTTAAATTTATTTCTCTTTGCATAATCAGTTGCTTCTTTTTCTGAGTCCCATATTTCATTTGTAAATATTCTCCAAGTATCATTATCTTTTATTATCAAACAATACATTTTAGGTAAAGGCAGATGCTAGACCCCTCAAAACTAACATCCACCCAGTTACGCAAACTCTTCCTCCTTTTTAGGATTATTAACTTCCGTATACCAAACCCATTTAGGATTCTTACCTTTTGATTGCTGTTGTGGTAACAACTGCAATTTACTTCCCCAACAAGGAAGTTTGTATGGGCAGAACGAACACGCAAAGCCCAAAACTTTATTACCTGTAGGCTTACCTCTAAAAGTTTCTTCAATCGCATCATAGTTTCTTTTAAATGGTATGCCTTTTTGCAATGCTTTATAATTTTCTTTAGCTTTATCTATAGCTTGTTTTTTATATTCATCATGTAGTGCTGGTGTTTCACATACTGTCCACTCACCAGTAGATTTATTAATAGCTATCCATCCACCAAATTCCTTGTCTTGGCTTTCTCCATATAAAAATCCTTGTGACGCATAGCCAAAGGTATCATCTTTAACAACCTCATTAAAACCACCTTCTTCTCCAAACTTTTTTTCAAAAGAATATGGCGATGCACTTTTAATATCCCATATCTTTTTATTAATCTCAACATCTTGCCTACCTTCAATTCTGTTTTCCCCAAATTTATATACAACTTTTTTCTGTTCATTTTCTATATTTACTCCTGCTGATTTCATAACAAATAAAGCTAATGCTTCTATTAGATCACCAAATGTATTTCTCATTTTAACATTATAAGGTTGTCCTTCTCCTTTTATACCCTTAGCTTCCATCTGTAATTGACATAATGGTCTACCAACATTAGACATTCTAACTTCAAATTTAGATTTTCTGTCTTCAGTGAATTGCTTGAGTAAGGCGTTTTTACACGCCTCACCAAACTCCTCCACAAGTTTTTTGTCTACTTGGGTAGGACCCTTTGATACATTATCAAGATACTTCTGTACTTTAATAAGTATATCGTTCATTACCTAGCCAATACTTTTTCGGGTGATTCATCACCAAGATCTTTTACAATCTCAGCATCTACATTATCAGAACTATTTACTCTTTTAGTTTTTGCACTATTATATAGTCCAGCAACTTCTAAGTTCTCTGCATCAATAGACTCTTGGAATACCTTTAAAGTATCCATATCAGTATCAGATAACTGTAAATTAGCATCAGCATTTACAGTTATTTCGGGTACGTAAAATACATTACTACCTTTTTTCTGCCTCTTAGTATCAATATTAAGTAGAGAATTAAACATAAGTTTTTTTCTTTTCTTTAGTTGATCTAACGCAGCACTAACAGGTGAGAATGCTGTACCTGTAACTCTATAAAGTACGGGTAAGTTTTCTACACTGTGTTCTTTACCTTGTGCAGTTTTACCATTCTTAAATGATAACAGACCATACACAAGTTTATAACACCTGATAGTTCTTTGTTGTTCTTGCTGTTCAGGAGTAAGATTAGATCTCTCTTTAAAAGATATCTTACCACATCTTGTACCACCTAATATATCAATAGCTTCTTCTTTCCAGCTTTTAAATATAATAGATCTGTTTATATACTCACCTTTTACAGCATCGTAATGCATATATTGCATTGCACTTATGAATGGTCTAAATGTAACTGGCTTACCAAAAACATTCTGACCTACATTTGAATCATAAGTATAGAAGTGACCTACTGGCAATTGATTACCATCGTCATCTTCAGGCGTTCGATTGATAGCTAATCTTGGTATGTTAGTACCTAAATTAGATCCATCATCTTGACCTATTGCCTGCATGATTTGCTCATCAGACATTCCTTTTATATTTACTAAGTTATTATCAGACATTTGTCCTCCATTTTAGTTGTTGACTTATACCACATTTTTGAATAAAAGTCAAGTTTTATTTTGAAAATGGATCTATAAAAAATCCTATTAATACCCATAAACCTATAATAGAAAATAGTATATTTATTATATCTAGCATATTCTTGTATCTCCATTTATTACTTTTATTTCTAAACCATCAGCATTTGCAAAGTATTTAAACTCACTTAAAAACTCATGGTTTTCGTGTATGTATAGAACAGTAGGCTCAATCATACATCTATCTTTTAACTCTGTATATTCTAAATAAGCACCATAATCTGCATCATCGTATTCATCTAGAGTCTCAAGAGCTTCTACATCTTTCATATTGCCTCCTTCATATCTAACCAATTATAACCGATCTTAAGATCCGTGTCAAGTGGAACATTAAAATCAATATTGTAATACGTTTTCAATGCAGGTATTACGTCTGCAGTTCCTTGTTTAAAAATATCAGCCATCAATCTATCTTCACCAGGATATATATCTGCTATTATAGAATCGTGTACTGTATTTACTAACAAACTTTTTACTTTCTTTTTTCTCATTAAATTATAAATATTAATACAAGCTAGTGGTACAATATCTGCTGTAGCAAAACCTTGAACAGGATAATTTTTTATCTGTGTGCCATATGTAGATCCACCCCAAGGTGTTCGTTCAGCATATGGAAAAGAATATTCTCTACCTGTAGGTAGTTTAACTCTTTTAAATCTAATAGCTTCACTTTGTAATTTATCATGCCATTCTTTTATACCTTTATACTTCTCTAAAAATTTAGTGTAATATCTTTTTTCATCTTCAGTTCCTGTTACACCACCATACAAAGGTTTAAATGTATGTGCCTTTGCATCTTGTCTAGATACACCAATAATATCTGCAGTGTATTGATGAACATCTATTTTATTTTTTATATCTTCCATACCTTGTTTATCCTGTGCAAGATACACAGCAGTTCTAAATTCTAATTGTGCAAAGTCTATCTCTAATATCTTACCATCTTTAAATCTAGAT